GTAAGTCCAAGTGACATTTTTTCCTTTTACCTCAAGATTATCTGTATGTATAGTTGAGGCAGATGCTCCATTGCCAGTATCAAACTTAGCAACAACATCACCAAATGGTTTAATATTAATAATCTCAAAATAACCACATTGAGCTGGAACTGCATACCTATTCTCTGGATTGGAGTAAAAGTCAATAACTTGTTTAACGACATTTTTACCAGTTGCCTTTTCAATTCCCTTTGTGCCTGGCGAATGATTTACTTCTAGAATATATGGTGGTTCTGTTTTAGGATTTTTAGAGGGAATAAAGTCTACAGCAGTCCAAGAGCCATCAATTGACTTTGAAGCCAATAGACATTGTTCTATCTCTAACTCTGTTAATTTATATTCTTTGACTGTTGCACCTTGAGAAACATTTGATCTAAAATCACCTTCTACAATATCTCGTTTCATAGAAGCAATAACCTTACCACCTAAAACTATAACTCGTATATCACCATCAGTTTTAATATATTCTTGAATTAGTAAATCTACATCATCGTTTTGACTGTAAAGTAATTGCACTATGGACTCAATTTGTCGTTCAGATTCAATAAAAAGAACACCTACACCTTTAGAACCTTCTAAAGTTTTCATGATAATTGGAAATTTACTATCTAATGATTCCAAAGCTTGTTTCCATGTGTCAGCATTAGGAATAAGAACTGTTTTAGGCTGTGTTAATCCGTAGTCTTGTAATTTGAGATATGTCCTATATTTGTCAGAAGATATAGAAACTGTCTCTCGACTGTTTACCATACAAACACCAATTTTTTCTAATTGAGTAAGTAGGTCTAGATAACTTTTTTTCAGGCGAACAGAGCCTCGCACGATTGCTACAGTATCTTTATCAATTTCAAATCCATCTTTATCATCGGCATTGAAAATTTTATAACCATTATCATATGTAATAATAGCACCTTCAACTTTTACAACATAAACCTCATGGCCAGACTTTTTTGCTTCATCTGTTACCCTTTGAGCAGTGTGAAACATTTTGCTGTTATCTGGTTCAGCTGAAACCACAAGAATACGATACTTGCCTTCTTTTGCTTCTGTTATAAAAGATTTAAAGTTTTCCATTACAGCTCTACCATTGGTGCAATTTCTACCGCTATCATAACTCCAACTTCATGATCAGAAGGAAAGTGCCATCCTGCTTTTACTCGACCTTGACCACACTCTTCAGCTGCAGCTATCAATCCTTTTTTGTGTTGTGGATATTTACTAATATAATATTCTGCAACCAAACGAGATTGTACACTGTGACCACTTGGATATGCTGGTGTTTGCATACTGTCAGATGGAAAATCCATATGATTAATATCTATTTCAAATTCCTTTGCTAATTGCCAAGGCCTTATTCTTTGAAATTTGTTCTTATAAAATCTACTAACACCCGCACCTGTTTTTACTATTTTTGATATATCCTCACTATTATAAGCTAAATCATTTTCTTCAAGATAATCTCTGATAGCATAAGTTGCAACCATATCGTGTTCTTTAATACTATTGATATCCTTTTGTGACCTATTAGAACCCAACTCTTTTACCATTGACAGTTCTAATCGAGCCTCAGGACTACTATTTCTTGGAGGTTCAGGCACAGAAATTTTTTTCCATTCTTCACCTTTAAGAAGAGGAGTTGGCTTTTCTTCCACTTTATCATACTTTAGAGAGTCTATATCTTTTTGTTCAACAAAGTGCCGTGTGAACCTTTTCATTAAACCTCTTTCTTTTTACCTATGTTATACTTTGTACAAAGTTCCCATTCATCTTTTTCACGAAAACTCAAAACTTTAATCTGACTTAGAGGAGCAACATTTGATGAGTCTCCCATAATAGAAATTAAGCCCCAATCTTTTAACAAATTAGAAATAGTGTTTCTGCGTGCAATATCATTTTCAGTCAAATTAGTTTGCTTACCATCCAAAGCAAATAACTCTTTGAAATGTACTATGTAGTATTTTCCTTGTTTATGAAGAATGTGGCAAGATTGATATAATTTTCTTTCTTTGCGGGATGCAACACCCATTCGTGAAAGTGTTTCTCGCACTTTGAGAAAATCATCTGGTTCATTTAAACCAACTTCCAGCATTTGCTCCTGTGTCCAATTAACTTCTTCCATTTTTTCCACCTTTATTTAATTTTTGTTTTATGGTGGCGATTTGTTCATCATTCAATATGTTTAGAGCGTTCCTTGCTTTCTCGTTATTATATCCATAAAACTCTTTAACATACTCTAGATTCTCTAATTTATTCGCCTTCAACCAAGGAGTAAACCTTTTCCTTGGACGTATACTATTTATTAAAAAATCAAATTGGAGTTTTTTGTCTACATTTGGTGTACAGTTAATCTCATTAACCAACATTATAGTGTCTTGAAAACCAGATAGACACTTATTTACGATAAAAGGTGGGTATCTCTTTTCCCATTCTTCATCCTCAGTGTCCATTAATTTTTCTTTTGTATGATTTATTGCGTTGAGATAATCTTTCAAATCATACATGACATTTAAAAACTACGTTAGTTCTTAGTTCGTAGCACTCCCTTGAAACCGGCATTGCTTTATGTGGTAGATGAGCATCAAATATTACTAAGCGGTTTCCTACATACTCCACTAACTGACCATCTATTAGAGTTCCACCGTTCCACTCTGGTTTCCAATCTAATCGTGGATAGAAAATCATGGTGAAATCACCCTCATCTATATGTAAGTGTGGTTCTATACCATGAGTGTGAGCATTACAATAGATTCTTTCATAGACAAGTTCTTTACCAACTTTACTCTTTGCAGACTCAAATAAAATGTGAGCCCAGTCAAAACCATTTTCATCACACTCTTCTTTGTTATGCCCACAGAGAACGTGCCAGTGTTTATTTGGTTGTCCTCTTTTAGATTCATAATCAAACTTCCAAGATAGATTTTTCACATAGTCATCTATTAGAATAGCAATGTGATCCTCTACAACATTATCAATTACTTCAATCATTTAAATTTCACTTTTGCCATCATTTCTGTGAGACACGCCAAGGTGTTGATTTCTTGATCGGCTGCAAATGCTCCTCTATACTGGTACTCAGCCAATATACAGACAGCATGAGGTATAGTACTATGATCAAGGAAAGTATACAGACTATCGTAAATACTCCGATAAAGGCGTACAGCATCCATGTCAAGATTATTAACAACCCATCTACGAACATTAGTAAACTCCTTCTCTTTCATGAACTTCATCAGTTCCTTAATATTTATCTCTGCCATATCAACAAGGATACCAGCATCAATTCTACCAGAAACAGAATACCTTTGCAGTTCGTTTAGTATACGCCTCCAATCTGGAAAGTGTCTCTGTATTACTTCAATAAGAACTTTCTTATCATACTCGACATTTTCATTCTGTAGAATACCAACCACACGTTTCATAAACTCTGTGGCAAGTTGTGGTTTCTCAGATTTTGGAATAGTAAAATCAATCACACTACAACGAGAGTGTAGTGGTTCGATCAAACGATTCTTGTAGTTACAAGTCAGAATAAAACCACAGTTCTGATGAAACTCTTCCATGAACCCACGCAGGGCTGGTTGAGTAGATTGTGGATTTAGATAATCTGCCTCATCAAGAATCAGATACTTTCTACCACCTTCAAGAGAAACAGTAGAAGCAAAGTTTTTGATCTTGGTTCTAAGAACATCAATACCCGACTCCTCAGAACCATTAATCATCATATAGGTTGCACCGATTTCATCTAGTACAGCCTTTGCAATAGTTGTTTTACCAACGCCAGGGCCACCAGATAAAATTACATTTGGAACATTACCTTGTTCCACAAATTCCTTGAAAGTATTTTTTAGATTTTGTGGTAGAATACAATCATCAACAGTTTTAGGGCGATACTGTTCAACCCATAAAAATGTATCCATAATTATTTACCATAGGACGACTCAGGTTCTAGTGCAATAAAATATCCTACAGGCAATTTTTGATTTTGAAAATGACTGATACGCTTAGATGAAACTTGAACGTCATAACTTCCTGGCAACAATTTAAGATTTTCAACCTTGAACCAGAATTTATAGTTAGCACCATTTGATTCTGTATCAAGAGATGTTGAATAAGAATTTGCGGTATCATTCTTTTTATCTGTAACTCTTAATTCACTATCCTCAAGAACCATATCTGGCGCACCGATAACTGCTGCAGCCTTTTGTACTTCTGATAATACATTACTCTGTAGAGGAAACTTAACTTCACATGGAGGCATAGTCACTTCCTTGCTCGGTGAAGTAACTACAGAAGAATCACTAAACCAATATTTTAAACTCTTACCTTTTGATCCTGTTTCACTCATAACAACAT